AACTGTCCAGAAGACTGGAAGCCTTGAGTACGACCCATGTAATCCATAGTACCATTCTGATACCACCACTTCAATTGATTATCCCAGTTCAATTTCAACAAGAAGATGTTGTCATTGGTGTTGTCTGTGATATCAAAGATGATGAAGTTGTAAGATGACAATGGGAAACCATCAATGATTGGGTTTTCAATGTCATTGGTATGTACGTTGTCAAATGCTGGGTTCAATACGAACTTAACATTTGCCAAGAATGGGATCACATATGAGGTGAAGGCGAATCCGAAATTCAAATCCATTCCCTTACCAGTGATAGCACCGATACCATTGTTATCAGCAGCCATAATCTGAAGACCAGAGTTTACAGCTTCTTTCTTAATAGCTTCGTTGATCATTCTCATACCACCCATACCGGTTTGTACAATAAGTTGACGCTTAGGATCTGGACCCTTGAACTCAACCTTACCAGCATAGAAGTTGTAGATTTCAGAACGGAACAAGTCCAAGTTGAAACCAGACTTGTTGTAAACTCTCTTGAAAGAGTTATCAAGCTGCTTCCAAAGACCCACAGACAATCTTACATCATCTGGACCATCCTGACGAACTCTACCACCTTGTCCCCACATCAAGTAAGTTTCGATGTCACTTGCAACTTTGGTCAAGTGAGCTGCTTCCATTGTGGTCAAGAAGGTACGAGAAAGGTTACCATTTGACATTGCCTTTTTAACATACTCCTTACCCATACGGCTAACCATGTTCTCAAGGTTAGTGATAGAAGGATCCATGTTCTGGTCAAAGTTTCTCCAGATTTCAGTTACAGGTACAGTACCATCTGCATTCATACCACCCTTGATCATAAGATCAGCGCGAGATGAAATAGAATAGTGTACGTGAGCTTCAGCACCACCTACGAAGTTGTAGAACTCGCGGTAGCCAGACTGAATCTGAATATCAGAGAATCTTTCACCATACTCCCCACGGGCAGAACCCTTACGGAATACTTTAGTACCAGATTCAAGATATCTGTTTTCCAAAAACTTAGTGCTGTCATTATTCACCAACTGAACGGTGTAAATAAAGCCCTCACCCAATGGAAGAATATCTTGATCAGGAGAAATGTACATTTCCACACCGTTGTACTTATCATAAGTGATGATATCACCATGACCGAACTCACGACGTGAAATTTTGATTTTGAAGGTTGTACCATCAATACCTTTAGTGATATTGTTTGGTTCAATATCTTCGATAATGTAAGGAAGATCTTGTACAACTGGGGTCTGCCACTTGTACTCACCTCTAGCATTATCTACGTTAATTACATTCTTTCCACCAAAGCTAGACATCTGATAAAGTGGCATTTCGACCTTTTGAGCCATTGCCCACAAATCCACTGGACCCATGTCCATTGGTTCTGCATTCTTCAGCATGTTAACCAAGTGGTAAGAATCTACGTGTGAACTAGCTGCGTAGTTGGTATCTCGTAGAAATATACCATTGTTTAAAACTGGAGTTGACATTTAATTATAATTTAAAAATTAAGGGTTAATTTATCGCTTAAAAAAGTTATTACTTCTTTTTATAGTTCTTTGTTTTACTTCTTCTTGTTCTACAACTGGTGAGCTTACTGACCTTCTTGCTTCTTCTGTTTTTAGCATTCTAGCCGTCTTCTCTACTGTTTCTTTTTGTCCTTGTTCCCTGATCTTAGTTTTATAAGAATTTGGGTCTGCCAGTAACCAAAGTGCCTCAGCTATTAAACTGTGGTTTGGTTCTATGTACTGATATTTCTCAAGAAGGTGTCCTAACAAATTGGTAGGTCTTCCGCTAATACTTGGGTAATTAGGTTGTACTAAACCGGTATACAAAAGTTCTTGTGTTCTACGGTCTAGCTTAATACCATTTACATCACCAGGAGACAATGTGTTATATACATTCTCCATGTAAGCCTGAGCCTGGGATTGTTGTCTACGCTTCATTTCCTCTTGTTGTGCCAACTTCTGTTGTACAACTCTGGCCTGCATAGCATCCAACTTTGGCTTAAACTTATTAGCTTTAGCTTCAAGATCACCTCTATCCTTCCAACTTTCAATCTCTTCTTGAATTTCTTCTGGAGTTCCAAAATTGGTTGCGGATAGATATTCTCTTACTATTCTTTCCTGATGAACAGGTTCTGCTGGATCTAATTCAAATGTTTCTTCTACATGAGAAAGAACTTTGAACAGACCTTTAAGATCCTGACCTCCATCAGCTACATATTTAGCAGCTACTTGGAGTTCTTCAGGAAGTGATTCAAAGAATTCAGCAGGGGTAGATTGTCTAATATTATTCTCTCTCTCTTCAAAGTTGGCTTCTAGAAGCTCTTCAAAATCATTAAGAGTATAATCTTCAATGGCTTTGTCATCATCAAATGGAACAATTTTACCAGCATCAATTAGTTTTTTAACTAACTCTACTGTACCATCTTTAGCAATCTTAGCTCTGCCTGGGGTTTTCTTAGGCTCATCATCTTCTGAACCTAATGACGCATCTGCTGGATCTACATCCTTTAGGACATCTTCAAAAGCTCCTGGCTTTTCAGTACCTTGTGGATCATTATCTGATCCTTCTGGCTTGTCAAGGAACGCTGTGTCAATATTTCCTTTAGAAAACATACTAGGTTTTTTATCCTCTGGGAGCATTATACTATCCGCCCCCGGGGTACCTAGAATATTGTCCAAGTCTATATCAACTTGTTCAACCGTAGTTGTCTCTTGTGTTGTTTCTGTGCTCATTATATTGTTGGTTTTGTTAACTTCTACACTAGTAATATATACAAAAGTATGATTTTAAACTTTAAAAATTTTTTGCTTTTGGGAAATAAAGCGCATCTTATAGCTACTTCTTAGGTTTTTTACTATTAGATTTATTTTTCTGTGGCGCATCAAACTTGTTTTTATTCTCCTTAGCTATAGCCAATTGATTAGCTGCTATCTCTCTTTGAGCAGCAATCTTTTCTCTTTCAACAGCTACCTTTTCTCTAGTCTCCATAGATTTATTGACTTCCTTTTCTCTATTGAATGACATGGTATTATTATACTCTTCACTCTGTCTAATTCTATCCATAGCGTCAAGGTAGTCAGATTGTTTATTCTCATTAATATCTTGCATTGAGCCATAGCCAGCAGATCTAATTTGAGCTTCAAGAATATCTTTCTGTCTATCTTTATCATTCTCTCCAGCTTCAAAGTCTCTCTTCATTTGTTCTTCCTGAGCTTTGGCCTGAAGCATTTGCTCCTGCATTTGCTGTTGTTGCTGCATTTCTTCTTGACGAATCATTTCTGATTTCTCTTCTGTCTTTTTGAGGATGTGTGTAACTTCTGCAATAGAATCAGACTTAAGAATATTACCAAGATCGTAGATACTAGCACCACTAGTATTATTGCTGAGAGCAAGCTGCTTAAGCTGCTCAAGAATAGCTCTCTGGTTGGCCTTAGTATTAATAAAAATATTAAGATCCCTAAGCATAAGGTCTGTTCCATTTATCTCAAAATTTTTCTTTTCGTCAAGTGAGGTTATATACTGCAGTCTAGTAGATGGTTTTGTAGAATGATAGTACTGAGCTAGGTCAGTTCTCATCTGATGAACCTTAGGCATCAAGTAATCACAGTGCTGGATAAAATAAGTTTCAGTCTGAGCGTAACTAGCATTAACAGATTGCTCTACTCCAGTAGCTGTCTGTCTTGATATTTCTTGACCAAGACGCTGTGGAGTAACACCTATTACTTCAAAGGCTTGTTGTTTAAAATACTGAGCCAACTGAATCCTAGACATCAGACGCTCGGTCTGTGACATATCCAGTTTCTGGAAGTGGTTAAAGTTTAGAGCATTCTCAGTATTAGTAATAGATGTATCCAAAGGAAGCATCTGGAAGTTCTTCATTGCTACATATGCCTTAGCAAAGTTACCCTTTCCCCAATCTTCTCCTAGAGAGTGTCTAGGAAGAGAGTTTTGGTCAAGCATAATCACAGTACCAAGTTCATCTACTAGGATATCTGCAATCTGGTTATTTACTATATTGTTGGCAATCTGGAATGGCTTCATAAGATCTACAAGTGAAGTAGATCTAGTATTTCTATCTGAAAATATAGAACCTTCTACAGGAAGCTTACAACCATATAAAGAGTTGTCACCCTTAAACTGAAATTTCAATGGTCCAATATGGTTCTGGTTTATACCCAGATATATCGGCGTAATACCGCCTGGGTTATTTGTACCCCAGAAAGTAGGTCTGTTAGGACCAACCTTTACACCACCCCATACTTGGTTAATCCATATCCAGTCGATGTGCTCACCAAATACAAGAGTGTGTTTATTTTTATTAACTACTAGTGCAGTATTATACTGAGGTTTATCTGTAACCTTATAGTCCTCATCTATTATATCTGTAATGACTTCGCCAGATTCAGTGATTTTAGTAAGGTGACCTACTTTTCTTTGTGACTTCCAATATACAGTAGTAACGCGGAGGAGATTGGACATACCCATATCTAGGTAATCCTCGTTCTCCATCATGATCCAGTTTACAATGTCACCACCATAAAGTGCACTGTCCCACATTGATGTAAACTGTCTATAGCCAAGTGATGGCATATCAGTATTCCATTCATGTGATTTAGTACCATCATAATAGCTACCGTCATTTTGATAACCCTGGATAGGATAACCAGCTGATCTTACAGGATAGATAAGTTCTATAGATGCCATTTGATCCTCAGTCATCAACCAGCCATACTTGTCAATAACATCAGCCACAGTCATCATATCATATTTACCAACCCAGTTTGAGTCAGAAATATATCTTCTTTCAGGAGACTTTTGATAGAAGGTCATTACAGGATTCCAGAGTTCTACCTCATAGTCATCCTCCATCATTTTAAAGTGCCAGAACTCTCTATCGGTAATAAGCAAATCTCTAAAACCTCTTTCTTCTAATTCATCCATGTAGAATCTCTCAGTATCAACTCTATGTTGATGCTCAGCCCATTGCTCTACCATAGAGCGGTAATCCTTTTGGAAAAACGACTCTATCTCAGGAAGAGTTCTTATTTTTTCAGGGCTTACTTCCTGTTGAAATTCTTCAGATTGTTCATCCATACCCATGTCCATGAGACGGGTAATAATCTTTTGCTTAGCTTCTTTAACCAAGTATTCTTCTACTTGTGTTCTTTTCTGCTCTAGCATTTCATTATATGAATAATCATCTACGGCAGAATACGTTACACGAGTTGATCTTTTAGCAAATTCAGCGGTAAGAGTATTAATTACATTAGGGATAATAGGATAGAACTTTAGTTCTAATGCCGAAGTATCCTCTTTTGTTAAAGTATCAATTAGATCTGCATACTCATTATCCTCTTCAATTACATAGTCAGTTCTGTCAATAAGACCCTTTGCAAGTTTATAGTTCTTCATTAACCTTCTGGCATTTCTACGGACCATTTTAAGTCCCTGCCATTCCAACCAATCTAAACACCAAGCAGCCCAGTCTTTATCCTTTTTTGATCTAGGCAAAAACTGGATAGGCTGGTTTAGAGTACCCATTTTATTGTACTCTACTTTGGCACCAGCCTTAATCTGCATTGCATTATATACTTGCATATTATCTTAAATTTCTAAATGGTTGTTTTGGAACATTCATTCCCTCAAAAGCAGAACCCTTCCCGCCTATATGACGGAACGGGCTCCTAACTAATTTACTGAATTTATTGGAGTTATCCAACTTTTTTGCTCCACCGGTTTCTTCGTATCTCTTTTTATATCCCCTATTAGCTTGCTGTACTTTAGCAAAAGCAACTAGTGCAGCAAAGCTAACTAATCTATCCACGTTTACACCATCTCTATATGCCATCATTTCTTTTAATAGCATAGGATCTGGAATTCTTTCAATACCGTATGTTGTCTTAACTATGGTACCATCTGCTTTAACATTTGAATCAAGTTCTTCTTTTAAAAACTCAATAGCATAACTAAGCATATGGCTTTTAAATAGAGTACCAGTATTTCTCCACCCATAATCCTGATAAACATTGGCATTAGCACCTATATCTTTTAGGAAAAGAATCTGTGATCTAGGTACTAAATACTTCTGTTTCTTCCTGTAAATCATGTAGTTAATAAACTGAGATATGTTATTTTCTACAATAGTCCAGGCATTGTACCACTCTATTATAAGTTCTAGTCTCTCGTGAGTTTTATTAATATCGTCAAATCTGCCACACCAAGCCGCTACAATTTTATCAGCCTCAATAAATGTTTGTATCTCTGAGCCATTATTTCTAGTTACCTCAACAGGTCTTTTATAGACATATATAGAACATAGTGATTCTGAGGTAGTTGTTTTACCTTCACCCACGGGGTCAACAGAAGCATAGTAAGTTCCAAACTCAGCATCTTTTTCTGGCCTTTCCCAAACTACAAGAACACCTGTTTTATCTTCTGTATTCTTAGTAATAGGAAATTCTGTAATGGGTAACTTACTAGTTACCTCTACTTCCACCTCACCTTTAGCATCTCTGTGTATATCCAGGAACTCATAGGCATATTCTTTTTCTTCAATCCTTTGCATTTGAGCTGTAACCAAGTGACTTGGGAATAAAGAAACAGTCCTGAAGTCAAATGCCTCTTTTATATTTCTAGGGTGCTGAGATATACGGAGTTGATACTCTTGTGGGTCCAGTTGTTTTTTCCAGGTAGCAAACTGCTCATCTAATGCCTCTAGAGCTTCCTTGACCTGGGAGTTACCATATTTATCTACAAAAGGCGGCATAGACCACTGCTCAGGAATAAATAATCCTGTAGTACCAATTGTACCTTTATTATCTATAAGCGTAGAAGGAACAGCATATATGTCATTAGCCTCAGGGTGCATTATCAGTTTTTTGAGAGGCTCACACTGACTCAAGTCACCGACAGAACCTGCCGCAATAAAAGTACCTGTAGTAATCATACCTGATCTAAGTGCAGGTCTTAAGTACTCATAAGTCTGATTCATCTTAGGGGCAATACCTGCCTCTTCATGAAAGAAGTATTTAGTAGGACCACCCACACCTGTAGTTGGGCTTTTCTCAAAAGACATTGCCTGGATTACACCTTTAAGACCTATTTCAGTCTTTCTCTTCTGTCCCCCTACAAAGTTTACAATCTCAATCTTCTGTTGCCAGAACATTGCTTTATCTGGATTCATTGGGCGATACCAAGCAGTATGTTTATTTAGGAATGACTCATACTCATTGAGAAACTTCCAACTACCCTTTTCATTGATATAATCCTTAAGACTAGCACCCATCTTTAGGGTTACCCCTTCCTCAAACCATATCTGGTTTATCATTTTACCGCAATGAAAGTATGAGCTGGCAATCTGACGTTTCTTTAAAATAGCACAGTGTTTATAGTCTAGCTCAGCAAGTATCTCATATAGGGCCATGTGATACTGGGCATCCCTTATATCAGCAAAACCATACTTCTGTATTTCTTTATTAAAGATAGGAAGGAAGTTCAACCACATGTAGTAGTCACGGGAGATATACCAAATATTGGTACCTGCTTTATATATAACACCCTTCCTGCACTTCTCCTTTTCTGTATCCCAGTATTTTATAAAGTCCTTACTGCCAGCCGGTGCTGTTGTATAAATTCCATTTTTATTAAACAGTCGTGCCTGTTCATTAAACACTTGAGATGTTTCATCAAAAGCATATTCCCCAGGCTCTTTGAAGATTGATAAGCAGAATTCATAGAAATCTCTTCTACTCTCAAAGTCTGTGTAGGTCCATTCTCCATTATCATAAGTGGGAATATGTTCGTATATCTCAGTATTCATTTAATAGCTTAAGTATCTCATTTAGAGCCTCATGTCTATGATTCTCTGTCAATACAATTTTATTTACCCAATTTGATTTTTCAATCTTAGGAATATCATGGATAGCAGATTCACTTTTAATCTTGAGGTCAATCTGCTGC